CTGAGGACGTACTTGCTGCACTGCTGCTAACTTCCAAAGGTGCTGACGGCGCTGAATTATTCACACCTACTTGGCCGCTGGAGTCTATGGTGAGGCGAGTTGTGCCATCCACTTGTGCGATTATAGCTGATGACGCTTGGCCTTGACCACCGTCAGCAGCAAGCGTCAGTTGACCGTTGTCTGCGCTAATTTGCGAATAGTTTGCCGGTGCGCTCGTATCCTCTAAGCGTATGCGAGGCGCGCCTCCGCTGATATGAAACATTGCCGCAGCAGAACCGGCGGCTGGCGTTCCCAGCATCAAGTTGCCGGTGGCGTCAATCCGCATCCGCTCGTGAATGTCAGACGCTGCATCCGATGTGCTAAACGCTAAATATCCCGCGAAATTTGCGGTTGTTGCATTTTCTTTTCGGCCGCTGATTTGTGCGAAATTAGCACCGTTCGTTGACGAGGTTGTATGCCTGCCTCCAAGAGCGATTGAGCCACCTTTGTCTACCGCGAAATCATCATTTGTTTGTATGACTACATTTGCCTGTTCGCCAGTAATAGCTTTGTCTGGCCCGATAAATCGAACCTCAGACACATCATCGCCAAGATTGTTTGTAGTGCCGCTCGAAACGTGCAATTTCGCGCCGGGAGTGACATTCACACCCAAGCGACCGCTGGCGTCTATGGTGAGCGCAGTTATTGTCGGCGTTGTTGATTTTGGTGCTTTTACATAGAAATTTTGATTCGCAGCATCGACTCCAAAATCTGAGTAGGCGCGAGTTCCATCCGATGCGCTGCCTTGAAATCTTACGAACGGGTCTATGCCGTTTGTCAGCGAGCCAATACGCATCTGCATATCGTTCGCAGAGTCGTCTACCGTTAGCTTTTGGCTCGGCGTGTTGCCAACGCCAATCATTCCCGACACTATCAAATCACCATCCGCAGGAGTCGCCGCAGTAGTGCCGATTCGTGCGCTTGTGCTGTTCAACTGAACCACCGGCTGAACTTGCGTCACGCCGCTTGCTGAACAAGTGCCATCCGCTGCGCCACTTGCATCCTGAACAGTGAGAGATTGCGACGGATTGGCCCACTGAGTTTGGTAGTCGGAGACGCAGCCAACCTGTTCAACCGTCAGCGAGTCAATGTAGCCAGACTGAGTGCCGGTAGTGGTCGCGGCTTGAACATAAACCGAAAACGTGGTCGTGGTTGCCGTGTAAGTCTGTTCAAAGTCTTGCCAGCTTGTTGCGGTCGTGTCGGTCGCATTGTATTGAGTTCCGACTGCTGAACTGCCAATGCCAACGCGAACGTGGGTTGCGTCCACATTCTTGGCGCGATACTTGACCCGATACTGCTTTCCAACAACCGCAGTAAAAGTCTGGTAAATATAAGGGTTACTATCCGTGCTACGTTGAATCTTTAAGGCCGGTTCGCTGCCACTGCCAGACGACGAATCGATTGTGTATGTCGCTGAATTTGCCGCCGTCCAACTATTCGGCGGCGTTGAACCACTCGCGCCCGTCCAGCTTGTGCCGTTTAGAATCTTGGAAGTTTGACTGCCATACTGGTCAGCAAAATCAACGTCAGCGCGTTCGTAAAGTGCCTTGGCATCGACAAGTTTGTTCCACGTTCTGAAGCGGTAAAAAGTTCCCAGCACACCATAGGTTGACGAGGAACCAAAACGCGATGTGGTTGTATTGCTGTCACCAAGGTCAATTCCGCTTTCTGCCGAAATATCTATACTGCCAACGCTATTACCGTTTTTGTAAAGCGTAGCATCCCCGTCTCGGTCAAACGTCAAAACGTAATGTGTCGGCGTGTTGTAATCCGCCGTCATATCATACGCTATACTTCGCGTTGTTGCCGCCCCGCTTGAGTTGGTAAATATCAAAGCCACATTGTTTGACGTAATGTGGTTGCGAACGTATAAACGGTTATTCCCTCCCGTGTGCGTAAAATACAGAAAATTACCGGAAGCGGTTTCTCCGGTTTGGTTTAAAATAAATTCAACCGAGAAATCACTTGTGCCAAACTCTGCGGCGGCATTGTTCGCGCCATCGACGTAGCCGCCATCTTCAAAATGCAGACCCGCGCCGTCTCCAGTTGAGCCGGTCAGGCTGGACGTGACTTCGCCGGGGGTCGGGTTGGCTTTGTTTACGGTAATCATTTGTTGTAAATAGCAACAACGCCGTCGCCGGCCGTTTCGACATCGAGGAAAAACTGAGAATCAGAAAAATATTCGTCTTGGCCGTTTGCGGTAAACGTTACCGAATCGCCCGGATCAAGCGGAGCGCCGGCAGTATCGTTACCGCTTGCGACTTGAATATACACGCGGCCGGCGTTGTTTGTTCGCGCCGCTTTCATTGCAAAAAATGTGATCGAATGAGCCCGCACGGCACCCGATCCCAAAGCTTCGGGCGTTCCGGTTGCTGATACGGTCTTCGTGATTTGGTTCAATGCTTGTTGTCCCATTTTATTATTTTTACTGGTTAAAGATTAGAGGGCGCCGCCAACATCTCAAGGGTTACTTCGGCGAATCGGTTGCGTTCCTCGATGCCCTTTGATGTTGTGCGTTCGTATATGCCCAAAACGTGAAATTCAGAATCGTTTGCGCTTAATGTTGCGGCAATTGCATCATCAAGAAACAAGTCGCGCATTTTCTCGACGTTCGATGCGTGTGCGGCCGGCGTTGTGTCGTCGGCATTGCTGGTCAAGCGAACCGTCAAGGTCACTCGGTAATTGCCCGTGCCGTGCTGTTCTTCAGTTGCGCTTTCGACAATACAAACGGCCCGCGGCAACCCAAGGTTTTCATCATCCTCGCCGCAATATGCCGTAACACTAAAACCGGAATCATCGGCCAAAACTTGTCGTGCCGCTTCTTCAAGCTTTTGTTCAAGCATATTGTAATTACTCATTGTGTCGCGTGTTGAAGACCAAACCGCACTTCAGCGGCGTCGGCCGGGGTTGTAGTGATTCGATTGATTCGATATTGGGTCGTGCCAATCGTGATTTGCGTGCCAATCGCCGGCAAAGTCGAGTGATCTTGTTTTTTGCCGATCAAAACCGCGTCAACGTCGTCAAGAAATCCGCCCTCGGTTAAATCGTTGCCTTGGTCAATGGTTGCGACCGTGCCGGTATAAGTTGCCGCGCCGATTGTGTAGCTCACCGGCCAATCGGCAATCATCTCGGCAATGTCGTCTGTGTATTCGCTCACGTTTTAAAAAGAAACCCGGCACGCGGTTAAACGGCCGGGCTCAATCATGTCCAAACAACCGAGTGACTAAGCTAAGAGCCGGCGGCGCTTGAAGTGTATCGGCCGGCGGAAAACGCATATCTCGTCATAAGATGCTGCCTTTTCATCGGTGCCGGCTTTTTGCTCTTGCATCTTGGCAATCGCATCGGTGGCACTTTCGCCTACATACAAGGCTTTGTATTTATTGCCCTTTCGGCCAATTGTTATAACGCACTTCATTAAGAAGATTTGATTCGTTTCAGACTGTTAGAACCAACCAAGACGCCAAAAATTGTCGTGGCCGTGATCATCTGCTTACCGTCTTTGCCCTCATACCAAGAGCGCAACTGTATCGTCAGACCGGAATCGGGATCAGTTACCGACTCAACGGCGCCAGACCAGTTTTGCGGAATAGCCGGTTGACGTGCGGCGATCAAAAGCGCCTCCGGGCCGCAAGCGAAACCTTCAAGGTTTTCGGAGTTACTTGGAATATCGGAATATTCGTAAACATTGAAACCGTGAACACGCGGCACGCTGTGGTTTCTTAAAGAGTCGTCTAACGTTGTGGCATACGACGCTTGCACAGCGTTATCTTTGGCCAAGCTTGCGTAATAACTCGGCTTAATGATCAAGGCGCGATCATCTTTCGGAACGTTCAGCGTTGTTAAATCGCCGGCCAAAGTTGCCACATCGTCGGCTCCAAAGTCTGCAACCGCGACGGTTGCCACGTTACCAAACTCGGAACTGACAACCAATGCCATCAAGGCATCAACCATCGAATTAATCACGGCGTGAGTCGCAGGACGAACGAAAGTCCGTTCCAGCATATTCATCCCGCCCTTGGCAATTTCCAAGTCTGTGAATGCCATTGTGAAATGCTTGTGCTGGTTCAACGTCACGGTTTTGGCCGAGCTTGTCACGTCAGTCGCGGAATATCCGCTTGACGCATCACCGGCGGAAACCGCGGTTGCAATGCGGGTTGTGATGCTTTCGCCTTGGTCGGCTATTTCACTCGAAAAATCGGTAGTGAATGCCGAAACGGGCGTGTGTTGTGCGCTGAGATTGTCCAACACCGACTGCGCTATGGCAGCGAGGTTGATTCCATTTAAGGTATTAGCCATTTGTTTCCTTTTTTATTAAGTTAAAAAATTATTTAACACGCGGCCGAATTTCGGCGCGATAAAAGCGTGTGCGGTCTTTGGGGTCTTCAATTAAAGCGTATTCTTTCCAAAGCTCATCGACTGTTTTTGCGGCCGGCTTTGCTTCGCTTTCGTCAGCGGGCTCGGCACCTTGTTGGGCGACGATCTCCAAAGCTTTTGCGCTCGCGATTTCATCGACCTTGGTTTTTTCCTGCTCAATCTCTTGAGCGTGTGCCTCGGTAAGTGCCACAATTTTCGCCTCGGCGCTTGTGTTCGCGTTGGCGAGTTCCTCGACCTTGGCGGATAGTTCCTCAACCTTGGCATCAGCTTCGCCGGCTAGGGCGTTTGCCGCATCCAGGTCCGCGGTCAACTTTTTGTTTTCCTCTGCAATTGTCATAACCGTCTAAGGCTTCATTTTGCACAAAGTCAAAACATCTCAAGGGCGTTTTTTAGATTTTTTTTCACGCCGTCAATCATGCCGATTTGTGCCGCTCGTTTGCCGCTGAATGTCTGCCCTTGCATTTTGTCGCCGCCAAGCGCGGGGCGATATTTTGAAACGAACGCAACGAAGTCGTCATAAGTCTCGTTTACTTCGGTTTGGAGAAATGACCGCACTTCCTCATCAATCGCGACGCCGGGAAATCCTGCCCCTTTGTATTTGCCGGCCTTGATCAACTCCACTTGAACGCCTTGCTCTCTCAGGTTTTGGCTTGTGTCGATGACGGGCATATAAACACCAATCGAACCAATTTCGCTTGATGGTGATGCGTAAATTGCGTTTGCCCCGGCAACGGCCCAATATGCCGCGCTTGCAATCATCGAATCGGTGTAAGCAACAATTTGTTTTTGTCCGCCTCGTTGAACGTCTTCGATTGTTTCCGCAAGCTCGGGAATCCCGCCGACCGTTCCGCCGGGGGAATCAACATCGAGTAAGATTGTTTGCACGTCTGAATCGGCGGCCGCGTTTTCAACGGCTTCAATCACGTCAATCGTATCAACGCCGCCCATTGCTTTTTGGGCCGCGGTCAACTTGTGCCCAAGCACACCATTGATCGAAATGATTGCCGTGCCGTTTTCGGCGTAATATTCGAAACCTTTTTTTTCTTCGTCGTCGTCGGGCATATTCACCGCGCCAAGCATTGCTTGAGCGGCCGGCACGCAAGCCGGGTGAATTGCCATCAATTTCGTTTCATTATTCATTTTCTGTTTGTAATCCGTTTGGGGTTAAAAGTTGCACACGATTGGGGTCGATGCCGGCGCTTCGTGCGGCATCCAACAAAACACGTTGTTCGTCGATGCGCTTTTGAAGTTCATCTTCCCAATGCAATCCGCGCTCGGCGTACAACTCTTGGAGTGTCGTCAGCCCAAGCTTGTAATCCTCGCGGGCGGCATTGGCATCGCGGCCGGCGTCCACGGTCAAACGGCGCGGGCCTTGGTAATGCCACGAATACCAATCACCACTTGGCGGCATTGGTAAAAGGCCAAGCTTGATTGCCTTGGCGATTCCATAACCGTCAATCCGCCGCGCAATCTTGCGAACCAACCGTTGATTTTTTTCAATCGTGCGTTGCGCCTTTGCAGCAACCAAACGAACAACGGCGCCGCCAATCTTTGAGGGATCAAGCGAAAAATCGAACGGCCATTCCAAAGCTTGAAACGCGGCTCGCATGATTGTCGCTTCAAATTCTTGGGCGTTTTTACTTGGGCGATTTGATTCGACTGTTTCGATCTTCGCGCCCGAGCCCGCCCGGAAATAACGAATCGCGCCGCCCTCCAAAGTTTCGACCGTTGTATCAAGTTCGTTCGATTCAATCGTTTGCTCGATGAACGCTTCGGAGTCATCAGCAAGCCCGCTTTCGTTGTGTTCAATTAACGAAATCGACGCTTGTGCCTTTTGAGCGGTCAACTCGTATTGGCGCAATTCTTTGACATCTTGCAAGTCGGCAACAACGCCGGCCAATGGAGTCAGGCCGCGGTTTTGGTCACTCCATTCGGGAAAGTAACAAAGCGAAAAATCAGTTGCAGAAATGCGCCGGCCGTTTGTGAGTTCGTAACCAATCGCCCGACCGTTTGCGTTTGTGATCACGCCATTTGTAATCTGCCGGCCTTTGAATGGCCCGTCTGCAATTATGCCGTTTGAACGCGAACCAATGCGGTGAGCCGGCACCATTTGAACGGCGGGATATTTGCCACGGGATTCAGTCAGCAAAACACCAATGTCGCCGTCGCGCTTAATTCCGATCAAAGCCAAATAAAGCAGTTCCTCGAAATCGGCGCGGCCTTGGATGTCACAAACCTTGTGCCAATCTTTCAACCAAGCTTCAGCTTCAACGCCCCATTCCTTGTCTCTGCCGACATATTGGCAAGTAAACGGCTGAACCGAATATGTCGCTTGTTCCAAAAGGGCGCCACGCACCGGGGCAAAGTTTCCAAACAACCAACGGCCGGCAGAAATCAATTGCTGATGCGTGCCCGTAGGAATCAACGCGGGCGTGTCTTGGGTAAGTGATCGAATCGGATTACGAAACCGATGGTTGACGTTCGTGTGATCGAACAAATACCCAAGTTTTTTAAAAAAGTTTTTGATCATCTGAATTTGGCAAAAGTCCGGGTTGATGCGTAACCGTAGGTTGCAGGGTCTTTGCGTTTTAAGGCGTAACGGCATTCCCTCAAAACCGTATCAAGCGGCAACGAAAATTGTTTGGTCGCGTTCCTCCCGCCGACCGAATAACTCATCATCGTTTTGCCATCAGTCACAAGCGTCTTGGCTTTTGCCAAAATTGTTGTGATTTCAGATGTTGAAAAATCGAGAAATAAACCCTCGGCCATTCCCCGAGTTTAAGGATTTGCAGAACATTTCAAGGGCAATTGCGCCCCTTAAAAGGCAGGACGCCCGAGCTTTGACACTCGGGCGCTGGTGAGAAGTAAGAACCTAAACCATTTAAACTATGAAAAAAGCGACTTCATTCAAAACGAATCCGCCGACATCTCAAGGGGTTTTTTTACGCGGCCGACCGCGTGGCTTTTTACCGGGGGCAGGGGGTTTGCTTGCGTTGGCTTTTGCTGCCGCCGCTTTGGCTTCGCTTGTGACGCTGCCCAATATCTGACCAATGTTGATTGGCTTGTTGCAATGGGGGCATAAAATTGGTTTTTTCAATTTAATGACTCCAATTGCAATTCAACCGAATAAATTTTTTCTCCGTCATGTCTCGATATTTTCAGAAAAATTGATTCTTTGTCTGCAATAGATATTCCGAAATCGGTTATGTCATAATTACTTTTTGTTTCCTGCTGTAAAAGTCGCAAGGCTTGATTTTTTTGCACCTCCTTCACGGGATTTAGCATTTGTTTCAAAATATCAATTCCGCCGGGAACGTATGCAAGCACGGTCACGCTATGTTCTGTTTTTTCTTTTTTCATTTTATCCTTTTTGCACCCATCCAAGTTTGCCGTCTTTGTTTTTAAATTTAAACCCCTTGCGGCCGATTGTTTTCAAATGCTTTTCGGCCGCTTCTTTTGTTTCAAACGCTTTTTCACTTGCAGGAAACCCGACCCCGCAATGCCTGTCGGTGTATCCGTAAACGTACCATGAAGATTTCGATTCAGTTTTCATTTTCGTCAAACAGTTGCGGCTTGCGCTTTTTTCTTTAGGTCAAAATATGCGTTTATCGCATCCTCGGACAACCAAAAAATCGCCCCTGTTTGCCCCTCTGCCATGTCATCGGTATCACAATACCCAATGCCTTTTTGTTCCATTGAGCTAATCAAGCCCGCCACTTGGTGATCGTTCCAGCCAAGCAATTTTTTAAATTCTTCCGGCCCGCCGTTTGAGTAATTGTCTTCTAATTGACCAAGGCGATCATCGTCAATGTCGTCAGATGAATCGTAATTCAAACAGCATTTGACCGCGGCCAATTCGTTTTTTGTGAATGTGATATTTTTCATTTGTTTTTTAAAACTTGTTTGTGATTTTCACTGAGTCGCCAACAACGTCACAAAAATAAGCAACTTGCCAACTAGCCTGTACGTCGTACTTGTCTTGAAATATGCCAAGTTCCAGCATTTTTATATTCATTGCGGTAATCGGAAAACTTGGGTCAAATTTAAATTCGACAACAGATTTTAAATACTCTTTTACCCAACTTAAATGAGTATCTTTAAAATGCCTAATTTCTGTTTGGTTGTCGTCGTATGATACAAGGCAAAGGCCGTTTTGATTGTGTGCTTCGTTTGTCATTTTCGTTTTTTGTTGTGGCTTGGGCTCATTCCCTCGCGCTGAAAGGATCAAAACCTAACAGTTGGGTTTTGTCCAGAGAAAAAAGAAAAAAAAGAAAAAAAATTTTGCCCCTAAAAATCCCGCAAAACGCGCCCCATCAAAGCCGCGACGACTTGCATACATTCGCAATCCCACAAGTGATTGGCCCGCTTGCCGATTTTCCGCCATTCGTAAACCGCTTGCCCGGCCCGGTCGTGCCGTTGAACTTTACGCTCGGAAAACATTTGCGCTTCATAATCTTCGCCGGCTTCAGAGTATGCCAACCATTCGGCGCCTTTGCCGTCCCGCAAGTTTGCCAAAATGTCTTTGCAAGTCGGGTTGCTCCAATGAAACAGGGGAACGGTTTTGAGCCGGCCTTGCTTGCTGGTGCCTTGGCCGGGGTCGATTTGGATTTTCTGACTGAACGCCCGCTTGATGGTTTTGCCGTCTCGGCTTTTGTGCGTGAAGTCTTTGGCCGCGCCGCCTTTAAGACACGTCCAACCGTATTGATTGCACGCGGAATAAACCCGGTTGGCTGAATAGCCCGAGTCGATGAACAGCAAATGTTTTTCAACTTTGTGTTCGATTCGTAACGCTTCCAAGTCTTCGAAACTTGTCGGCTTTGCCCAATGCACCAAACGGCTTTGCCCGTCTTCCGCCCATGCTCTGACTAGAAAATAATAATGATCTTTCTGCACATCGACAGTCGCAAACCGATATTTTTCACCGTCCCAAGGCCAAGCGTCGTCGTGCTTTGCCAAATCAATTTCGGTTTCTTCTTCCGACAACTCGGTTGACCAAGGCAACCCAAGCGACTCGCAACGAAAAGTTTTGAACGGTTCAACCGAGCCCACTTTCATCGCTGCCCGCGCCGCCAAAAACTCCTGCACCAAGTCGGCCCAACGTACCCACGGGGGAAGCAACGCTGACCATCGAAACGAAACCT